TTATTTTTCACTATTATCATTTGTTGTTTCTGACACCAGTTCTTGAAGTCTTGAAGCCACTTCATCATGCTTATTTGGATACAAGTGCGAATATGTTTGAAGGGTGGTTTCAATATTTTCATGTCCAAGTCTTTCTGAAATCAATAATGGGGAAAATCCCAATTCAATTAATAGTGAAGCGTGAGAATGACGAAGGTCATGAACCCTGATAAGCTTCACAGCCGCTTTCTTCGCCCCTCTACGCATTTCATGTTGAAGATAGTGTTTTGATACTGGAAACAATCTTTCGTTCGGCTCATAGTCATATAGCTGCCCCACGTAATGCTTAATTAGCGTACATACAAATTCGGGAATAGTGATGATTCGTTTACTTTTAGGTGTTTTTGGTTTTAGAATTAAATCAGCGCCTTCGTGCCTGGCGTAATTCTTGTTAATAGACACCGTTTTGTTTTCAAAATCGAAATCGTTTAAGGTCAAAGCAAGCATTTCACCTGAACGCATACCAGTCCAAAACAACAGTTCAAATATGGCTTTTGAAATAGGCTTGTCTGATACAGCGGGTATGAATTTCTTGAATTCATCAGTAGTCCAAAATGACATGGAATCAGCATTCTTTTTACCCATTGCCCCACAAATCCTTGCTGGATTGGAAGGCAGCTTATAATACTTACATGCGAAGTTGAAAATGGCTGACGCTTGATTGTGTACTGTTTTAAGATAAGTTTGCGAATAATTATTTTCATGGGAAATTAATTCATTTTGCCAACGTCTGATTGACGATGGTTCAATTTTATTAATTGGCGTGTTCTCGAAATAAGGCAGTAGCTTTGTAGTGATAAGAAATTCCTTACCCGCATATGTGGTTGGCTTAAGTCTTGATTTGCAGTCTTCCATGTACAATTGAACCAGATTACCAAAAGTCATATCAGGGCTTGCTTGAGAGCGCTCCATGAAATCACGCTCATAGGCTTTTGCTTCTCTTTGGGTTTTGAATCCACGTTTCAGCTTCTGCTTATTTTCGCCAGTCCAATCCGTATAATTAAATTTAGCGTACCAGGTTCCACGTTTTTCGTCTTTGTAAACGGGCATGACAATACATTCCTTTCTAATTTAGGCATAAGAAATCAGACCCTTATAACTCGAAAGGAATTGTGATATAATACGCTTGACGGGGTACTATATCATTTTCCTTTCGGGAAATGAGGGTATCTATATGAAAACAGTTCCTTTGTGTTACCAGCACAAGGGGGCTGTTTTTGTTTTCTAAAGTGAATAGTCAGATGATGCTACATTCATTTTTTGCTTTTGTAATTCAATGAACTTACCGTATTCAGATGCAGTTCCCCAAAACGCTAAATACTGTTCAGTACCTTCAGTATTTAGATACCTTACAACCAAATAATACTTCTTGATTCCCTTTGTTTTTGAAGTGTTTGATTTGTCATTGTGATATTTGAGCATAAATTTTTCTTCTTCCATCGTGTCAATTTCCAGGATTCGTTCAACTGGAAGATTTACTGTTGTTTCAGGTTTTACCCTTTGAATTAAAAACTGTTCATCTGTCATTTCGACAGTACAAGGAAAGTCCTGCATGAAATCCTTCAATCCTTCGTAGTGCTGCACTCTGATTCCTTTCTTTTTACGTCCAAACATTCAATCATCCCTTTCATCTGAACTTTTACCTTGAACCGATAAACACTATCTTGAACCTGTTCCAAATCCTTGTTCTGTCGGGCTTATTGTGTTGTTTTTGACAGTTCAAGGTTCAAGGTTCAAGGTGGTGTTCTATATAGCTTTATTTTATAGATATTGATTACTTTAGGCTAGTCATAAGAAGCTATCTATAAAATAAATGAAATGAATCTTGAACCTTGAACTTTTTCATTCAAAGTCCTTGATTATCCTGATGTTTTAGAGGTTCAAGAAAGGTTCAAGATGGGATGACAACTAGAACTTTGCTCTTAATTCAACAACTTTACCTAATATTCTGACTGGTGAAGACTTCATTTCAGCTATGTCATAAAACTTTGGAGGAAAAACTGCCTGGTTAGTTGCAATCAACAATAAGCCGTTTTCCTGCTTAACTACTTTTTTGACAGTGGCATCTTGACCATTCACGATTACAACGCCAATTTCCCCCGAAACAACGTCATCTTGTTTCTTTACAATGACAACATCCCCGTCTGAAAACTTGGGTTCCATGCTTTCCCCTTTAATTCGCAAAGCAAAAAATTCCCCTGTTCTTGCCAATGATTCAGGAATTTCTTCGTACTCCTCAATGTCTTGGATTGCTTCAATAGGAATTCCGGCAGCAACCTTCCCTAATACAGGTATTTTAATTCCTGCTTCATATTTCAAAACATCCTCACGCAGCACTCCATTTTGATTGTATTTATCTTCCCAACGTTCATAGTTCTTATTTCCAGTTAAATAATCAAGTGACTCATTGAAATAATCTGCAATTTTTTGAAGCGTGTCGGTTTTAGGGGTTATCTTCCCCTTCTTCCAGTCACTAAGTGTTGTTTGGGTTATTCCAGTATCCTTTGACACTCGATAATTTGTAATGTTTCTTTCCTTCAAAAGCTTTTCGTAACGCTCATACATATGGCATTCTTCCCTTCTCAAAATTACTAAATAAATATTTAGCAAAAGGTATTGACTACTACATAAAGGTGTAGTATATTTAAGCCATGCTAAACAAATGCTTAGCATAAACAAACGCAAAGCATTAGCAAAACAGAAGCATAAACAAACACAAAGCAGTAAGGAAAAGCGAACTACTAAGCAAATGTTTGGTCAACATAAGTTTAGTATATCACATTTCCGAAGTATTTCAAGTATTTTTTATTCTTTCAGAAAGGGGTGATTTCTATGTACAAGACGTTTGCCAAGTTGCTTAAAGAAAGGAATGTAACAGCATATAAAGTCGCAAAGGAAACTGGAATTGCACAGTCAACGCTTAGCGATTGGAAAAACGGTCGAAGTACACCAAAACTTGATAAGCTTCAAAAACTCGCTGATTACTTCAGTGTAAGCTTGGAATTTTTGTTGAAAGAGCAATCGGATTAAAGGTGGTGGGAAGCAATGGAAAATCAAAGCAGCTTGAAAATCGTCATTGAAAAGCTTGAAGAACTGTTCAATGTGTTTAACAAACAATTCTTTGATGATGAACTTCAGAAACCAGTTATCACGGTTTCACCTGATACTACAGCAGGGGCTTACGGCTGGTGTACATCGTGGAAAGCCTGGAAGGATGACGAAGATTCAGATGGTTATTACGAAATCAATATGTGTGCTGAACACTTGAACAGACCATTTGAAGAAACGTGCGAAACCCTGATTCATGAAATGGTACACCTTCTTAACCTTCAAAACGATGTGCAGGATACTTCCAGAAGCGGAACCTACCATAACAAAAAGTTCAAGGTTACTGCCGAACAACACGGGCTGATTGTTGAAAAAGATGAACGGTATGGTTGGGCATTCACACGATTGAACGATGAAGCTTTGAAATTTGTCCTATCTCTTGATGGTCAAGGTTTCGGGCTTTACAGAAGCAAAATTCCAAAGGTGAAAACGTCCAGCGGTTCTTCTTCATCAAGAAAATATGTCTGCCCTTCATGCGGAACGATTATCAGGGCTACTAAAGAAGTGAATGTCAAGTGCGGTGATTGTGAAGTTGAGTTTGAAGAAGAATTTTAGATTTGAAAGAGAGGGGTGCAGATGGAAACAGTTCAGGTCACTGAAGCAAAATTCTTGAAGGCTACTGATGTTGCCCGATTGTTACAGGTATCCGAAACAACAGCCTACAGGATAATCAAACAACTGAATGATGAACTGAAAGAGCAGGGGAAAATCGTAATCGCTGGTAAGATTTCAAGGAAGTATTTTGAAGAAAAGGTCTATATGTGACCTGGAAAGGGTGAACTCAAATGAGTTTTGCAGAACGCTTGAAGTCAATCATGGACGAAAAGAACATGTCACAAACTGAACTTTCGGATTTAACTGGCATTGGTAAATCGTCCATCAGTCAATATTTGTCGGGTAAAAATGAACCCAATCAAAAGAGAATTGAAAAAATCTCTGGTGCGCTTAATTGTTCAATTGCTTACCTGAATGGAAGTACAGAGTGTAGTGACCCTACGGATGACCCAAATGGATTGAAGAATGTTCCTGTTGCTGAAGCAGCAAATAGACTTGGGAAGTCTGAAAAGTTCATTCGGGTGGGGCTTCAGAAGCGGATTCTTCCGTTCGGTGTAGCAGTTCAATTGTCATCTAAGTTCAGCTATCATATTTCGCCCAAGCTGCTTGATGAATACATCGGCAAACAAAAAGCGCTATAAGAAACTGCCATTTCCTATAGCGCCGCTGAAAAAATATTCTAATGCAATTATTTTAATCGAAAGGTAGGAATAAATCAATGACTACTACTAAAGGCTTTAAGGTCTTCAATCCTGACTGGACTTGCAGAGGATTTCAATATGAAGTTGGTAACACATTTGAAGAAAACGTTGTTCCTAGCGTTTGTGACAGAGGATTTCATTTCTGCAAGGAAGCGAAAGATTGCTTCAATTACTACAATTTTGACCCTAACAATAAGGTCGCTGAAGTCATTGCCCTGGGTGAAGTGGTTGAAGATGGCGATAAGTGTGCAACCAATAAAATTCAAATTGTTCGTGAAATCCCTTGGACTGAACTTCTGGAAATGGTGAACCTTGGGAAAGGGAATGCTGGTCTTTGCAACAGCGGTAATCGGAACAGCGGTAATCGGAACAGCGGTAATCGGAACAGCGGTGATTGCAACAGCGGTGATTGGAACAGCGGTGATTGCAACAGCGGTAATCGGAACAGCGGTGATTGCAACAGCGGTAATCGGAACAGCGGTAATCGGAACAGCGGTAATCGGAACAGCGGTGATTGGAACAGCGGTGATTGCAACAGCGGTGATTGGAATAAATCTTCTTTCAATGTTGGTTGCTTCAATACAGAGCAGCACAAGTTAAAATTCTTCGATAAGGAAACGGATATGACGTTTGAGGAATGGAGAAATTCAGATGCTTTCTATCTTCTCAATCAAATTGATTTCCGACCTACTGAATGGGTTTGGGCTGACAATATGACGGATGAAGAAAAGGCAGCACATCCAGAATGGGAAACTACCGAAGGATACCTGAAACTTCGTGATAACTCGAATGCTTGCCTGGAATGGTGGGAAGGTCTTTCTGAAACAAGAAAAGGCATCATCAGAAGCATTCCTAATTTCGACGCTGCTAAATTCTTTGAAATCACAGGAATCAAAGCATAGGAAGGTGATGCCCTATGCAACTTTATCCACATCAAGAACAGGCTTTGAACCAAACTGAACAGTTTAACAGGGTTGCTTATTATCTTGACATGGGGCTTGGTAAAACATTTGTTGGTTCCGAAAAAATGAATCAACTTGCTTGTTCAATGAATCTTCTAGTGTGTCAAAAATCGAAAATTGATGATTGGATTGAACATTTTCAAAATCACTATCGGTTAACGGTTAGAAATTTAACCAATAAGACGCACTTGGAAGATTTCATTAGATGGAATCAGCAATTCGTAAATGTAAATTCACCGTTGATTGTTGGCGTAATCAACTACGATTTGTTGTTCAGAAGAAAAAGATTGCTTGATTTGAGACACTTTACTTTGATGCTGGACGAAAGTTCAATGATTCAGAACGAGAAGGCTAAGCGGACGAAATTCATTCTTGAAATGAAGCCCGATAACGTGATTCTGCTTTCTGGAACACCAACTTCAGGTAAGTATGAAAATCTGTATTCACAAGCGCAGCTTTTAGGCTGGAAGGTGAGCAAGAAGGTTTTCAATTCTCAATACATCAACTGGCGAAAAGTTGACATAGGCGGCTTCCCTCAATGGATTGTTGATGATGCCGAACCCTATAAGAATGTTGAAAGATTGAAAGCCAAGTTAAGGCAACACGGTGCAATCTTCATGAAAACAGAAGAATGCTTTGAACTTCCTGAACAAATCATGATTCCCGTCATGATTAAGCCAAATAAGGAATACAGGCAATTTCAAAGGAAGTGCATTGTCAAGGTCAAGGGAACTAATTGGGTGGAAGACCCTGCTGAATCTGATTTTCATGGTGTGGCTTATAAATTGGAAGACGTTGAACTTATAGGTGACACGACTTTAACCAAAAGGCTGTATTCACGGCAGTTATGCGGTCACTACAACAAAGAGAAGCTACAGGCGTTTGCTGACTTGGTTTGCAGCACTCAAGATAGGTTGATTGTTTTCTACAACTATACAGCCGAACTTGACGCTTTGAAAAAGATTGCTGAATCGCTGAAGAAGCCCATTTCAGAAGTGAACGGACAAGTGAAAGACCTTTACAGCTATGAGCATGAGGAAAACAGCATTACTTTCATTCAATACCAGGCTGGCGCAATGGGGCTAAATCTTCAGAAGGCAAACAAGATTATCTACTTCACGTTGACCGACAAAAGCGAACTGTTTGAGCAGTCCAAAAAACGGATTCACAGAATCGGTCAAACAAACACTTGCTTCTATTACTTGATGCTGTGCGAAGGAAGCGTTGAGGAAGACATATTGCGAACCTTGGAAATGAGAAAGGACTATACGGATGAATTGTTTGAAGAATACGAAAGGAAGGCTTAAAAACGCTTGCTGGTGGTTGTTTGTAGGCTTCTGTATTGGATTCACGCCTTTCGCCTTTCATCTGGCAGAAATCGAACGTGGTTATAAGGCGATTGGTGGCGAAATCTTTGTTCCCCTGATTCCCTTACTTGTATGGGGAATCAAGGTATCCATAAATGATATGAAAATAACGATGAAAGAGGTTATGGAAAATGAGCGAGAACACACAAATTCAGGTGTTTGAACAACAGCACCTTCAATTGTTCAAAAAAATTGCTGACATTAGTAAAGCGAAGAAGCAGCTTGAAGAACAGGAAACTAAGGTTAAGCAGGAACTTGAAGAAGCCATGAATGCTTATGACATTAAGTCAATTGACAATCAGTTCATCAAGATAACCAGGGTGAAGGAAAGCATTTCGACAACCGTTGACCTTAAAGCCCTGAAGGAAAAGGAACCAAAGCTGTATGATGAACTGCTTGAAGACTACCCGAAAACTACCAGTAAAAAAGCCTATCTTACGTTTAAGGCAAAATAATGCCTAAAGTGGTTTGGTACGAAATAACCGAACATCCCAACTATGAAATTAATCGGATGGGTGAAGTTCGTTCTAAGAAAACAGGCAAACCGCTGAAGCCATACGATGATGGAACTGGTTATTTACGGGTGAAGTTAAACGGTGAGAATTGCAGACTTCATATATTGGTAGCGAAACAGTTTGTTCCGAATCCTGACAACAAGCCCATAGTCAACCATAAAAGAGGAATCAAGCATGATTGTAGGGCTTCACAACTTGAATGGGTTACACAGTCCGAAAATATCAAACACGCTTGGAATATAGGGCTGTGTAAGAGAAAGAAGGTGAAAATATGAATCCATTGGTTTATGTAAGTGTCGGATTGCACTATGAAATTTCAAATAGTGAAATGTTCGGCGGTGAAGGTTCTGTTGGATATACTGCAACTAATTATGGTGGAGTGCAGAACCTTGAAAATGTTGATGATACCTTTGTTGAAAAGCAAATTGAATTGGTAGCTGCTATGTTGGAAGTTTCCAAGGAAGAAGTCAAGTTAATTTCAAAAGAAGAATTTGACCTGGCAACAGAAGATTCGGATAGAACTGAAATTGACTTTGATGAAGATGGTGATTAATGATGGCGTCTGAAAAGCTATTTGAAAAAAAGGTTGAAAAGCACTTGCATTCAATCGGTGTGTATCAAGCTGGCACACCTTCACACCGTATGAAAACAGTTCAAATTGGCTGGTTTACAAAAATATGGGGTGGCGGTTATCAGAAAAGCGGTATTCCTGACTTGCTGTGTTGCGTGAATGGATTCTTCGTTTCAATCGAATTGAAGGCTTCAAACGGAAGACCCTCTGACCTTCAGAAGATGAATACGGCAAGAATCAATCAGTCAAACGGTATTGGAATTGTTCTTTATCCAGAAGGCTTTGAAAGCTTCAAGGAATTAATGAAGGGGGTGATAACTTGCAAGCATCACATTCGAGAATTGAACTCTATGAAAGATGCTCTCACAGGTACAGGTTGCGCTATATTGATGACTTATTGACCCTGCCGCCTGATAATGCTGACCATCCCTTAATCATTGGGCAAGCGGTTCACACAGGGATTGAAAAAGACGTTCAAACGGCGATTCAAGAGTATTACATGTCCTATCCAGTCATCACCGACAGGCACATAGAAGAAGCAATGAAGTTGGAAAAGGTCATTCCCAAGGCGAAATTGTTAATTCCTGAAGGTGAATTTGAAGTCAAAATTGATAACGAACATTTTGTTGGTTACATTGACCTTCTTGCTCCTGCAACCGCCTTTGAACGTGGCGTTGAAATACCGAACCAATTTGACTTGTATGATTTCAAGTATTCCAACAACGTTTCTAATTACAGGAAGTCGAAGCAGCTTCATTTGTACAAATATTTTTGGGAAAAAGCGAACCCTGGGAAGTTTATTAGAAACATGTACTTCTTATTCGTTCCCAAAACAAGCATTCGACAGAAGAAGACTGAAGACTTACATCAGTTCAGGAAAAGAATTGAATCCGAACTGGATAAGCTTGAACCAAACCTGGTTTCCATTGAATATGACCCTTCGCAAGTCATTGAATTCATGCTTGATGTAAAAAACGTTTTGGAAGCTTCAGAGTTTCCCAAAAATGAAAGTTTCCTTTGTAACTATTGCGAATACCAAGACTATTGTTTGAAAGGATGGGATTACATGTTGTTGCCCAAAAATGAAAGAAGGAACATTGAAAAGATTGAAAAGAAGGTCATTTGGATGTACGGTTCACCGTTCAGCGGTAAAACTACTTTTGCGAACCAATTCCCTGACCCGTTGATGTTGAACACAGATGGCAATATCAAATTCGTTGATGCTCCATTCATTCCGATTAAAGACCAGGTAAGCGTTGAAGGCAGAATGACCAAACGAAAGCTTGCGTGGGATACGTTCAAGGACGTAATTGCTGAACTGGAAAAGAAGCAGAACGACTTCAAAACCATCATTGTTGACTTACTGGAAGACACATATGAACATTGCCGCTTGTTCATGTATGACCAAATGGGAATTTCACATGAATCAGATGATAGCTTCAGGGCTTGGGATAAAGTGCGGACTGAATTCCTTTCCACTCTGAAAAAGCTTATGGCGCTGGACTATGAAAATATCATTCTGATTTCTCACGAAGATACCAGCAAGGACATTACCAAAAAGGGCGGTGATAAAATTACAGCCATTAAGCCAAATTTGCAGGAAAAAACGGCAAACAAGGTTGCAGGAATGGTTGATATTGTCGCCAGGGTTATTGCTGATGGTGAAATCAGAACTCTTTCTTTCAAAACCAATGAAGTAGTTTTTGGCGGTGGAAGATTGACAGCTTCAACAAATGAAATTCAACTTGATTATGCTGCTTTCCTTGAAGTCTATGAGGAAGCAAACAAAAATGCAGTTGCGAAATTGAAGGGCAAGGAAGCAACCAAACCTTCAGATAAGGCGACAGAAGGCAGGAAGCCAAGAGGTAAGGCAAATACTGCACCAGAAACAGAGGAAGCGACAGCAACCGAAAATCAAGCGCCTGACGCTGCTTCTGAACCTGAAGTTGATGCTAAATCCGAAGCTGAAACTGAAGAACAGGATGTTGAGCAGGAACAGCAGGAAGAACCTAAGACAAGAACACGTTCCCGAAAGCCTAGAGGGGAAGAAAAAGCTTCTGACGAAGCCGAACAGTCCGAACAGTCCGAACAGGCAGAGCAGGCAGAGCAGACGGAACAAGCTGAAGCACCTAAGACCAGAACCAGAAGAAAACGTGGGGAATAACTTTTAATTTGAAATTAACTTTTCAAAAGTAATGCACTTATAAAATAAATCGGAATGGAAAGGTGATTAAAAATGGCAAATATTTGGGATAAGTTCGATGAAGCAATTGACACGCAAGGTTTGGCGGCAGATGTGAAGGAAGCAGCAGAGAACGGGGCTGGTTCGTTCAAGGAAGTTCCTCATGGTGATTATGAAGTTGAAGTGAACAAGATGGAACTGGTTTCTTCCAAGAAGGGTGACCCAATGGTTTCCATCTGGTTCAAAGTAGTAAGCGGTGATTTCAAAGGCAGCTTGATTTTCTTCAATCAGGTCATTACCCAGGGCTTCCAGATTCATATTGTCAATGAATTGCTTCGCTCGATGGACACCGAACTTGATATTAAATTTGAAACTTACAAGCAATATGGAAGTTTGCTGATGGACGTTTTTGAAGCGATTGATGGAAATCTTGAATTCGCATTGAAGTACGCCAAAGGCAAAAAGGATTTCAGCACTTATGAAATTACGGAAGTGTTTGAAGTAGAATAACAGTCCTTCAAGAGAAGGGGAAACCCTTCCCCTTCTCTTATTTAATGAAAGCAGGTGAACCGATTGTTATTTTATGACTTTGAGGTTTTCAAGCATGATTGGCTTGTTGTGGTCATTGACATGACGAAAAGGAAGGAACATGTCATTATTAATGACCCTGAAGCACTTGAAAAATTACATCAGGAAAATGCAAATGAAATATGGGTTGGTTTCAATAGCCGTCATTATGACCAGTACATTTTCAAAGGTATTCTGTGCGGTTTTGACCCGAAAAAGATAAATGATTACATCATCGTTAAGGGAAACCCAGGCTGGAAGTTTTCTTCACTGTTGCGGAACATCAAGCTAATCAATTATGACGTGATGACAAACATTGATAGAGGATTGAAGACCTTTGAAGGCTTCATGGGTAACAACATCAAAGAATCAAGTGTTCCGTTCACCATTGACCGAAAGCTAACGTCTGCTGAAATTGAAGAAACTGTTGAATACTGCCGTCATGACGTTGAACAGACCATTGAAGTATTCCTTGAACGAAAGGATGACTTTGAAGCACATGTTGGATTGGTGAAGCTGGCATGTCAAGGTAAGCCATTAGATTTGTTCCTTCTTTCTCGAACCAAGGTTCAACTTTCTTCTATTATATTGGATGCCAATAAGACTGAACGTAATGATGAATTCGACATTGATTTTCCATCGACATTGAAAATTGAAAAATACACTCAAGTAGTGGACTGGTACGCTGACCCTGAAAACAGAAAGTACAACGTTGAACCTGACAATCCGAAATCTAAGAAGAATCAGCTTGAAATCATGGTTGCAGGTGTACCGCATGTATTCGGTTGGGGTGGCGTTCATGGTGCGCTGGATAAGTACACAGGTGAGGGTTACTACATTAATATGGACGTTGCTTCCCTATATCCATCATTAATGATTCTTTACAACCTGGGAAGTCGTAACATGAAAGACCCTAAGAAGTATGAAGAAATCTATCATACCAGGCTGAAATATAAGGCTGAAGGTAATCCGCTGCAACTGCCGCTGAAGCTTGTTCTAAATGGAACCTATGGGGCAATGAAGGATAAGAACAATAACCTGTATGACCCAAGACAAGCAAACAAGGTTTGTGTATATGGTCAACTGCTATTGCTTGATTTGATTGAAAAACTTGAACCGCATTGTCAAATTATTCAGAGCAATACCGATGGTGTTTTGATAAAGCTTCCTGATGGTTCAGACAAAAGCTTCAGCTTGATTGATGACATTTGCTATGAGTGGGAGCAAAGAACTGGACTGGTGCTTGAATTTGAAGAATTCAAACGGGTTTTCCAGAAGGACGTTAATAACTATGTAATTGTTCCGCATGGCGAACTATACAACGAGAAGGGAAAACCAAGATGGAAGTCCAAGGGCGCATATGTGAAGAAACTGAACAAGCTTGACTATGACCTTCCCATTGTCAACAAGGCATTAATCAATTTCATGATAAAAGATGTTCCAGTTGAACAAACCGTTATGGAATGTGATGACTTGAAGGAATTTCAGCTTGTTTCAAAGATTAGCGGCAAATACACAACTATTCTTCACGGTGATGAAGAAGTGAAGGAAAAATGCATTAGAATCTTTGCTTCGACCGATGAAAACGATGCTGGCGTTCAGAAGGTTCATGCCACTACTGGAAAACCTGCAAAAATCCCTAATTCACCTGAAAACTGCTTCATTTTTAACGATGCAGTAAACGAAGTCAAAGCGCCGAAGAAGCTAAACAAACAATGGTACATTGACCTGGCGAAAAAACGATTAGCTGACTTTGGGGTGATGTGATATAGCTACTTCACATAGGAAAGGTGGTGATTGAAAATTGTTCTTCAAAGGATATGTCGAAACCAAAAACAAGAAATGCATTGAGAAATTCAAAGACAGGGATGACTTGAAATCCTATGAACAAATTCAATCACTATCTGAATTCGCAGGCATTTTGAACACTAACACCATATTGATTGACATTGATGATTTTGAACAAAGTGAAAAGCTGTTCAAAATCGTGCAGGACAAAGAATTGAAATGCAGAGTGTATGAAACTACCAGGGGAAAGCACTTCCTGTTCAAAAACAAAGGCGTTGACACCAATCGAACAAAGGCGAATCTTGCAATTGGGCTTACTGCTGATATTAAGATTGGAAAGCGAAATTCTTATTCCATTCTGAAGTTCGGCGGTAAAGAACGGAAAATCATTTATGACACAGCGGAAAATGAAGAAGCCCAAGACCTGCCGAAATGGCTGCTTCCAATCAAAACGAACACCGACTTTCTTGAAATGGATGCAGGGGATGGCAGAAACCAAGCGCTATTCAATTACATCCTTACCTTACAATCAAATGATTTTGAAGTTGAAGAAGCCAGGGAAACCATCCGAATTATTAATACCTACGTTCTGAAGGAACCTTTGTCTGAAGATGAAGTGGAAATTGTACTTCGTGACGATGCTTTTTCAAAACCTATTTTTTTCAAGGGCAGCGCTTTTCTATTTGACAAATTTGCAATGTTTCTGAAGAACAATCATCACATTAAGAGAATTAACAATCAATTGCACTTATACAAGGATGGCATTTATGTCAGTGGGCTTTCTGAAATTGAATCTGAAATGATTAAGCACATACCGCAATTGAACAGAGCGAAACGGGCTGAAGTGCTGGCTTACCTGGATATTATGATTCGGGAAAACACACCTGCAACAGAAGCTAACTGGATTGCCTTTCGCAATGGGCTACTGAATGTTTACGATGACACGTTCATTCCCTTTTCGCACGAACATGTAATCACTAACAAGATTGATTGGGATTATAACCCGAACGCTTATGATGATCTGACTGACAAGACATTAGACAAAATTTCATGTGGTGATGCTCAAATCAGAATGCTACTTGAAGAAATGGTTGGTTATACGATGTTCCGAAGAAATGAATTGGGCAAAGCTTTTATTCTCACTGGTTCAGGTTCAAACGGTAAATCAACATTTTTGAACATGTTGAAAACGATGCTTGGAAGAAGAAATGTTTCCGTTCTGGACTTGAAGAAGCTGAACGATAGATTTTCAACTGTTATGCTATTCGGCAAGCTGGCGAACATCGGGGATGACATATCTGATGAATTCATAACTGACGCAGCAGACTTCAAAAAAATTGTTACTGGTGAAACCATTGATGCAGAACAGAAAGGGCAACCAAAATTTGAGTTTGAACCTTATGTCAAATTACTGTTTTCAGCCAACAATATTCCCCGAATCGGGAAGGGTAGAGATTCATCTGCCATATTAAGACGGTTAATCATTGTTCCGTTCAATGCAAAGTTTAGCAGTAACGACCCTGATTATGTTCCTTTCATCGGTGACAAACTCAAATCCCAAGAATCCATTGAATACTTCATCCAGCTTGGAATCAAGGCGCTGAAACGGGTTCTGATTGATAGGAAGTTCACTGAATCAGAACAAGTTCAAAAGGAACTTGAAGAATTTGAAGAAAACAATAATCCGATTCTTGGTTTCTTCAAGGAAGTGGATAAAGAAGAAATTGAGAATGAGCCAGCCAACGAAGTGTATAAGCGGTACACCGTTTACTGTGCTGAAAATGGATTACAACCTATCTCACAGATTGGGTTTTCAAAGCAGCTTATTGCCAACTTTGGTTTTGAAATTGTTGATAAAAAAATTAACGGCAAGAAGCGAAGAATCTTAGTATCCAAATAGAAAGTGGTGCGGTCAATGGACAAAGGGCAAATGCATACTCAAATATGCGACAACCTGAATGGAACGTACAGAAGGAAAAACCATGATTACGGTGATTCGTTTGCGAAGCTTAGAAATGAGCTTCCGAACGCAATCCTGGTAAGGATTTATGACAAATACAGTCGGCTGAAGACCCTCTTAGAAGGCGCTGAACAGCAGGTTCAGGACGAAAGCATTGATGATACTCTTATGGATTTGGCAAATTACTGCATTATGGAACTGGTAGAAAGGAAGATTGAACATGAAGGTAAATGAATATCAAGCGGCAGCATTGAGAACAGCAAGCACTTTGGAATCAGATGGTTTAATTTTGAATGGCGTACTTGGTTTGTGCGGTGAAACAGGTGAAGTTTCAGACCATATCAAGAAGCATCTGTTCCAAGGTCACGAACTGGATAAGCAGAAGCTTATAGGTGAATTGGGTGATGTTTGTTGGTACATTGCAATCTTGGCGCAAGGGTTGGGCGTTGACTTGGAAACAGTTTTGAAAGGTAATATTCAAAAACTTCAATCCAGGTATCCAGCAGGTTTTGATTCTCAAAAATCTATTCACAGGAAGGATTGAGTTTTTTATGACTAAAAACCAAGTAAACACAGATGAAAAGTATGAACAAATTAATGAGTTTACAAGCCTGGTCAAACCGCTCCAAGAATACATGATGAAGAATTATGGGTTTCATTCCAAAGTCATCATCGAACCAACAGGGGCAACGGTTGTAACGAATGAAATGTTTGTGCCGCTGGAACTTGGTGGTGACAAATGAACGAAAGTAGAAATCCCAAATACAACGCTTCGGGTTATCCAGACCCAACAGCTTACCAGGCAATGAAGCCAGTAATCAGGGAAGAAGCTGAACTGGATATAAAAGTTCATCGGTTAATCAGAATGTTGAAAACAATCATTGAATGGGCTGGCTTTGAACTGATAGGAAGAATTCAAATCAAAGATAAGCGAACAGGAAAGGAGTTCAAATGAAGATGAACAATCTTGAAAATATGCTTGGGAAGACCGTTTATGTAACAATTTCGGGTTCCCATTTTTACAGGGGAAAGCTGCTTGGCTATGGTGCTTATGGGGATAACCCAAATTACAAAACGTTTTGTGTTCAGGTGTTTAAGGAAAATGGAACATCGTTTGTTGATTACTTCACAACATTCCATTCGGAAGAAGAATATCAGGAGTGGAAAAAGAAATTTTCCAGCGACAATTTCAAATATCGTAAGTTGCCAGTTGAAATTGAAGCGTTTCAGTATGACGGTGACTTTGTTGCTTCAAATGGTCAACTGTATGTTCCGAAGTGGGCAGTTAAAGCACTTAAAGAAGGAATCATTTATTACAGCGGACAGAATGAAGCGCCATATGAATTGTTCATTAAGACACTGGAAGGCGACCATCATGTTACCGTTGGTGACTTTATCATTCAAGGTGTGAAAGGTGAATTGTATCCCTGCAAGCCTGATATTTTTGAACAAACCTATGAGAAGGTAGGCGAACAACAATGAAGATGAATCAAAAGAACAGAATTGAACTTTTCAGAGCAATGATGAACAAGGTTGATATTAATGAAGATTTCCTTAACTGGTTGATTCAAGAAGGATTCTTCACAGCGCCAGCTTCACGTAAATATCACGGTGATTATGATGGCGGCTTGTTCGACCATTCCTATGCTGTGACTCAATCATTGGTTGAAATCACCGAAAAGATGAAGCTGGAATGGCAGCTTCCCCGCTCACCTTATGTAATTGGAATGTTCCATGACATTTGTAAGATTGACCAATATGAAAAGGTCATTGACGTTGAAGGCGTTCAGTACATGGGGAAGGACGATGTTGAAGGTGAGGAATTTCATTATGAATACAGTGAAAGCAGCCTGTTCCCTGGTCACGGTGACAAATCGGTTATGATGCTGGCTTCTTGGATGCATCTGACGGAAGAAGAAGTTCTTTGTATTCGCTATCACATGGGCGCATACGAAACGGACGATTGGAACTATTTCGATAGAGCCATTCGGAAATACGAAAATGTTCTTTGGGTTCATACCGCCGACATGGTTGCTTCAAAGGTCAAGGGTGTTTAAATATGACTGAATTAATCGTGGTATTCCTGGTTGGTTATGCGATTGGTAAATTATCAATGCTAAAGTTCGTGTTGGGGCTGAAGAAGGAAAATGATTCTCTGAAGCAGATGGTGGCGAATCTTAGAAATCACATCGTTACACGTAGAAAAGGCAGAATCTTCATTGATGATGAAAAGACCTGAATTTGAATATTAACTTTCAAATATGCGGCTTCCGTAATTCACAGTAGTAGCAGTAGGATTTTAGGTTCAAGAAGGTTCAAGATAGGTGCAACATGATATTTCTATCTTGAACCTGCTCAAACCCTTATACATCAAGGGATTGCGGTCACTGGTTCAAGAAGTTCAAGAAAGGATTGAGTTATTAAGTAAAATCATTATTCTATAATGTCATTAGATATAGAAAAAAAGCACTCTAAAAATAAGTATATAAGGGCATCTATCTTGAACCTTGAACCTGAACGCTGCAAACCCTTGACATGACTAGCTTTTTGAGGGTTCAAGGTAAGGTTCAAGAAACAAGAAAAGGTTCAAGGAAAGGAGTAAAATGATGACTAAAGCGAAGCAATATTTGAAACAGGCATATAGATTGAATGAATTGATAAACAGTAACTTGCAAGAATTGCAGGATTTGAAGCAGCTTTCATTGTCAATTTCAGCAATTGATTATTCCAAAGAGAGGGTTCAAGGCGGCAGTTCATCCAGTGATGCTAAATTTGTTGACTTAATTTCAAAAATAGTCGAACTTGAAGAAGTCATTGATAAAGACGTTGACCGCTTTGTTAGCCTGAAGATTCAGATAAGGGATACAATCAATGCAGTTGAAAATCTTGATGAACAAGTTTTGTTGCGGTACAGATACATTAACTTTCTGACCTGGGAACAAATTTGTGAGAAAATGAATGTGTCATTACGAACAATTCACCGTATTCATTCGACCGCTCTGAAGAATGTCAAAATACCCAATTAACGTGACATACTTTGTCATTAGATGCGATTGCATGCCACTATCACTATGATAAACTGAAATCAATTAAAATAGCGTTTTAGGCAGAAGCCTAGAGCGCTTTTTATTTTGAACGGAAAGGAAGGTGAACCTTCAGATGGCAAAAGGTAAATATCAAGACTGGCTGACAGATGAAGGTTTGCTGAAGCTTGAAGCCTGGGCAAGAAACGGTCTGACTGATGAACAGATTGCTGACAATATAGGTATTTCAAGGTCAACTTTATCTGAATGGAAAAAGAAGTATTCGGACATATCGGACACCTTAAAAAAGGGGAAAGAAGTAGTTGACATTCAAGTTGAAAATGCTTTGCTAAAAAGGGCATTAGGTTATGAATTCACCGAAAAAACTAAAGAAAGAATGATTGATGCAGAATCAGGCGAATTCAAGCTTATAACGACTAAGGAAGTAGTCAAGGAAGTTGTAGGAGATACTACCGCACAAATATTCTGGCTGAAGAATAGAAAGCCCGATATTTGGAGGGATAGAAGGGATATTGCAGTTGAAGGTTCACTGAATACAGCTTCCAGCATGACGGATGATGAACTTTCTGAAAGAATCAAGAAGCTGAAAGAAAAGCTTGGTCTTGATGGAAATGAATAAAGCCGAACAACTTAAAATGCTGGAAGAACTGGTGTTACTTCAAAACGAAGAATCTGTTCGACAAGCAAGAAAAGGTTTCTTCGATTACTGCAATGTCAAATCACCTGATTTCTATAAGCTTGACAGAATCTTTTTACGTGAAATGTGCGATGAACTTCAAGATTTTGTTCAAACTGATGAAAATGACGTATTAGTTATAAACCTTCCTCCAAGGCATGGTAAATCAAGAACGGTTGGAAATTTCGTTGAATGGGTTCTTGGGAATGACCAAACCCAAAAAATCATGACTGGTTCATATAATGAAACCCTTTCAACTACTTTTTCAAAAGGGGTAAGAAATACTATTCTTGAGGAAAAGGCTGATATTGATAGAATCGTGTATTCAGATATATTCCCAGGCGTAACAATCAAGCGTGGGGATGGGGCAATGAACATGTGGTCATTAGAAAATGGCTACAATAACTATTTGGCTACTTCCCCGACTGGTACTGCAACGGGATTCGGTGCATCATTACTTATCATAGATGACCTTATCAAATCGGCACTGGAAGCCAATAATGCCGATGTTCTTGAAAAGCATTGGGATTGGTTCACGAACACCATGCTTTCCCGTCTTGAAGAAGGTGGAAAAATCATCATCGTAATGACCAGATGGCACAGCCTTGATTTGGCAGGAAGGGCTATTGAACATTACAGTAAAAACGGCGCAAGGATTAAAACGGTATTATACAAAGCCCTTCAGGACAATGGCGAAATGCTTTGTCCTGAAATATTGTCTAAACGCTCATATCAAGCCAAGGTGAAAGCAATGGGCGCTGATATTGCTTCCGCTAATTACCAGCAAGAACCAATTGACATTAAGGGAAGATTGTACAGTTCATTTAAGACATATGACAAAATTCCAACTGATGCTTCTGGCAATCCTTTATTCAGTGTAATCCGAAATTATACCGATACTGCTGATACTGGTGATGATTACCTATGTTCTATTAATTATGGGGTGTATAACGATGAAGCCTATGTCTTGGATGTTCTGTATACAAAAGCACCTATGGAAGAAACTGAACCTGCAACTGCCAAAATGATTTATGAAGGTAAGGTTAATGTTGCCGATATTGAATCAAACAATGGTGGTAGAGGGTTTGGAAGGTCGATTGAAAGGATATTGAAAGAAAAGTTCAAAAGCAATCGAACACAAATCAATGCTTTCCATCAATCAAAAAACAAAGCTGCTAGAATCCTTTCAAATGCGACTTGGGTAATGAATCACGTATACTTCCCTGTTAACTGGAAAGACAAATTTCCAGAATACTATGATGCAATGATTAAATACCAAAAAGAAGGTAAGAACAAGCACGATGACGCACCAGACGCAACAACAGGCATATCCGAAAAAATTAGTTCTGGTGAAACCTTCAGCTTCGATTAAAGGGGTGATGACATTGAAGATTGATGTTCTTGGTACGATGTACCGCATTAGGGAATCAAATGAACTGGATGACCCAAGGCTTCAAAACTGTGATGGGTACTGTGATGATACAAGTAAGACCCTGGTTGTTAATGAAATGACGATGATTGACCCAATGTCAAAGGATGACTTGGGCGAATACAAGAAGCTGGTCACAAGGCATGAATTGGTTCATGCTTTTTTGTTTGAAAGCGGACTGTCTGAAATGTCATCAGATGAAACCCTTGTTGAATGGATTGCATATCAGTTCCCGAAGATGCTGAAGGCGTTCCAGAAGGCTGAATGCTTGTAATGGTGGTTAATGCCTGAATGAAAGGTGGTGAAATTATTGTTTACTCTTTTCGGGAACAAAAATGAAGAAGTGATTGTTTCAGAATCCAGAATATCAGATTTGAAGTTTTTTGAACTTGAAATTCAGCGGTTCAAAGTATCCAGGCGAAGAAAAGATATGCTTGACGGTGAGCGATACCACGAAGGCAAACATGACATACTTTCTAAGAAAAGAACCATCATCGGAGAAAATGGCGAAGTTGAAGTTGTTGAGAATCTGCCGAATAATCGCATTGTTGATAATCAATATGGAAAGATGGTTGACCAAAAGAAGAACTATCTGCTTGGGCAACCTATTGTATTCAAGGCGACAAATAAATTATACGGCAAGCACCTAAAGCAAATCTTCAATAAACGGTTCCAGCGCCTAATCAAGAACGTTGGGGAAGATTCGCTGAATACAGGCATTGGTTGGTTATTCATCTATTACGATGAAAACGGCAAATTCAACTTCAAGCGGTTCAAATCATATGAAATCATTCCTGGTTGGAAGGATGCTGAACATTCTGAACTTGAATATGCAATCAGGCTATATGAAGTGGTTGTATATGAGGGTGCAAAGGAAACGTGTGTCGAAAAGGTCGAAATATACGATGTGAACGGCATCTATCGTTTCGTTTTGGAGAACGGAAGGCTTGTTCCTGACCAGATACCGTTCAGCAATTATTTCACCACTATTGATGAACACGAAGGTGAAATCATTGAACAAGGTTGGAATTGGGATAAGATTCCGCTTATACCGTTCAAGTGCAATGGGAAGGAAATCCCTCTAATCAAAAGAGTTAAATCCTTGCAGGATGGTTTGAACACCATTCTTTCCAACTTTCAAAATAACATGGAAGAAGACGCAAGGAATACAATATTGATTTTGGTCAATTATGACGGTCAAAACCTGGGTGAATTCAGAAAGAACCTTGCAACCTATGGTGCTGTGAAGGTCAAGACAGTGGACGGTGCAGCGGGGGATTTGAAGACCTTGCAAGTTGAAGTGAATGCCGAAAACTATAAATCTATCATTGATATTTTCAAAAAGGCAATCATTGAGAACGCAAAGGGTTATGATGCGAAGGATGACCGTTTGTCCAGTAACCCGAACCAAATGAATATTCAATCCATGTATTCAGATATTGACCTTGATGCAAATGAAATGGAAACCGAATATCAAGCTTCATTTGAAGATTTGCTTTGGTTCATCAATGTTCATTTGTTCAATGTTGGTGCTGGCGACTTTGAAGGGGAAGAAGTTGAAATCATCTTCAACCGTGACATTATGATTTCCGAATCTGAAGCCATAGGAAATATCAAGGATAGCGTTGGTATCATTTCAGATGAAACCTTGATTGCTCAACATCCTTGGGTTGATGACCCTGAAGCTGAACTTAATCGGATTGAGGCACAGAAGCAAAAGGAATTAGACAGTTACGCTAATGCATTTGACCCTGCCCTTGATAAGCAGGAAAGGGGCAAAATAAATGAAGAAGCGTGAGTATTGGGAAAAACGATTTCAGCAGCTTGAAGAAGCGATGAACAAGGATGCTTCTTCATCGTATCAGGTAATTGAATTGTTCTATTCCAAAGCTCAAATGCAAATCGAAAATCAAATACAAGCCTGGTATCAGCGGTTCGCAACGAATAATGAAATAAGCTTGTATGAAGCGAAGAAACGATTAACGACAAGGGAATTGGCTGAATTCAGATGGAACGTAAACGACTATATCAAATATGGTGAAGAAAATGCCTTGAATCAAAGGTGGATGAAGCAGTTAGAAAATGCATCATCCCGATACCATATATCTAGGTTGGAAGCGTTGAAGATTCAAACGCAGCATCAGCTTGAAGTGTTGTTTGGAAATCAGCTTGACGAAATCGACGGTCTTGTTAAGAAAGTCTATATGGAAAATTACTATCACACCATATTTGAAGTTCAAAAAGGCTTTCATCTTGGTTGGGATATTTCAGCGATTGATTCAAATAAACTTGAAAAGATAATTTCAAAACCTTGGGCTGTTGATGGTAAGAACTTCAGTGAACGCATTTGGGGAAACAAGACAAAGCTGATTAACGAACTTCATGCTGAATTGACCCAAATGACCATTACAGGAAAATCGCCTGACCAAGCAATTAAAGCTATCAGTAAAAAAATGAAAACATCCAAAGATAATGCTGGTCGATCTGTTATGACGGAATCGGCTTTTTTTGCGTCCGTTTCACAAAAAGACGCATTCAATGAATTGGATGTTGAACAGTATGAGATTTTAGCAACTCTTGATTCAAGTACATCTGATATATGTCGTGGTCTTGATGGTAAAGTTTTCCCGATGGTTGATTACCAGCCTGGCGTTACTGCACCGCCTTTTCATGTCTGGTGTAGAACCACAACCGTTCCTTACTTTGATGACGAATTTGACATAAGTGAAAGAGCAGCAAGAGGAAAAGACGGAAAAACATATTACATCCCGAGCAATATGAAATTTGCTGATTGGGAAAAAGAGCATGTTAAAGCAGCCTAAACAACTTATCAGGGGTGATTGAAATGTAAACCCAAGATGAAGCTTTCCTTGACCTGGTGTATGTCGATAAAAGACACAAACATATTTCAATTAGTGGATGCTACCCACGAAAATAAAGCGAAAATTGAAAGGATGGATTGAAAATGAAAAGAAAATTCTTGGAAGACTTGGGGCTTGAAAAAGAGGTAGTTGACAAAATTCTTGATGAAAACAGCGCAGATATTGGAAAGGCAAAAGGCGAATTCGATTCTGTTAAATCAGAACGAGATAAATTGAAAACTGATTTGTCGGAACGAGATAAGCAGCTTGAAGACTTGAAGAAGTCAACGGGTGATGCCGAAGCGCTGACAAAGCAAATTGAGCAATTACAGGCAGAAAACAAGAAGAAGGATGAAGTACATGCTGCTGAAATTAGAAAGATTCAAAGAGAATCGATTGATGCTGAACTCTTAACTACCGCCAAAGCAAAAAATATTAAAGCAGTGTTGGGATTGCTTGATGCAGTTGATGACACTTTAGATATTGATGCTTATAAAGCAAAAAGAAATGAACAGATTGAAACACTGATTAAAGCAGAAGATACAAAGTTCCTGTTTGATGCAGAAACAAAGAAAACCAAAATCAAGGGTGCTGCTCCTGGCGAAACAGGCAAGGAAGACCCTGACGCTAAGGTTGACGTTTCAAAAATGTCGTATGAAGAACTTGCGGCTTACATTGAAGCAAATCCTGATGCTGAAATCTAAACAAAATTGAACAAATGAAAGGAAGATTAAACAATGGCAAAGTTTGATGCAAAAACATTTAACGATAAGGCTTTTGGGAAGTACGTTGACATTGTTCCCAAGCTAAAGAAAAACGAATTGATTAAATCCAAAGCGCTGCAACCGAACAGTCAAATTAAAGATGCGTTCAAGGCGCAAACAGGCGTAGTATACGCCATTATTCCTATGTTCGGTCGCATTGATGGTGACGCGCTCAATTATGATGGTGAAACAGATATTACCGCTACCAGCACCACAACATATGAACGTGGAGTGGTTGTTATTGGTCGGTCAAAGGCTTGGGTTGAAAAGGACTTCGCTGAAGATGTAACTGGCGGCGCTGGATTTATGTCCAATGTAGCCCGACAGGTTGCAGAATATTGGGATGAAGTTGACCAGGACACATTGCTTGCAATTCTTGAAGGCATCTTCAAAATGACTGGTGCGAACAACTTGAAGTTTGTGAACGGTCATACCTACGATATTTCCGAACTTGATACAGGGAATGTTGTTGGTGCTGCTACGTTGAACAGCGCTATTCAAAAAGCAAGCGGCGACAAGAAATCTAAGTTCACAATTGCAATTATGCATTCTACAGTTGCAACCAACCTTGAAAACTTGAAGTTGCTGGCGTACATGACTTATACAGATTCGCTTGGAATTGAACGGCAACTTCAGCTTGCTACTTGGAACGGCAGAGCAGTTCTTATTGATGATGGAATGCCTGTTGAAGAAGTTCCTGAATCGGCTGAAGATGCTGGCGATGGTTACTTCAAATACACTACGTATGTTCTTGGTGATGGTGCATTTGACCATGAAGACATTGGCGCTGAAGTACCTTATGCTATGGTTCGGGATGAAAAGACTGCTGGTGGTCAAACTTACCTGTACAGCAGACAACGTAAAGTATTTGCACCATACGGTATCAGCTTTACGAAATCTTCAATGGCAACCAAGTCTCCAACTGATGCTGAATTGAAGAACGGTGCTAACTGGGAACTTGTTCATGATGGTGGAACTGGTAACGGAAGAAAGTATATTGACCACAAAGCCATTCCTATTGCCCGAATTGTTTCTAGGGGTTAAGGAAGGACTGAAGATGTATGGCACTTAATGAAACACAACAAGCGGTGCTAACCAACATCATTGCAATTATCGGGGATTCAAGTCTTCCAACTTCATTTTATAGTGATGTGTTGTTAAGGCTTGAATCCCTTGGTTATACCTTGAAAGAATCTGATGCTTGGATTATTTGCTTCACAATTCAAAAGGTTGAAAATACAATCAAGGCTGAATGTAATGTTGATTGTATTCCAGAAGGTTTATATGAAATTGCAATCGACATGGTTTGTGGTGAATTCTTGTATACGCTGAAAAGCACAGGTCAATTAACTGGTTTTGATTTGGATGTGGCATTGAAATCAGTTCAAGCGGGCGACACCAATGTTACTTTTGCAGTTGGTCAAGGTTCATTAACGCCAGAACAAAGACTGGATTCCCTTCTTTCCTATTTAATTCATCAAGGAAAGGGGAAATTCGTATGTTATCGCAAACTCAAGTGGTAGCGGTAAGGAAAGCAATTGAACTGACGTACATCGGAAAATGTACCGTTATTGAGTATCAAAAAAAGACCAAGGCAAATAAGTCAACTGGCTTTGAAGAAGTCACTGTACTTGAAAATCAGCCTTGCAGGTTGTCGTTTGAACGAATAACCAGTACAAGTCAAGGTGAATCTGCTTCCAAGCTTACCCAAGTCACTAAATTGCTGATTGCTCCTGAAGTTGATATTAAGCCAGGTTCAAAACTTGTTATTGAACAGAATGGTTTGACTTCAGAATATAAGCGAAGTGGCGAACCAGCTAATTACAATACACACCAAGAAATCATTCTTGAACTGTTTCAGGGGTGGGCGTAATGGCGAAGTTTGGAAAATGCCAGTTCAGTGACTTGAAGAAATTTCAAGAGAAATTGAACAAGTTTGGACAGCAAGAAATTCAGTTGTTCATTGAATCTTGCGCCAAAGAACTTGCCGCCAGGTTACTTGCAAAGGCCATCAGAAGAACGCCAGTAGGCGAATATCCGAAGGGTGCAGGAAAAAAAGGCGGTACGTTACGGCGTGGGTGGACGGCTGGAAAGAACCAAAGTGCAACGGCTTACGTTCAATCGCTGACCATTGACAAGGTTGGTAAGGCGTATGTCATCGAAATAACTAATCCAGTCGATTATGCCGTGTATATTGAGTTCGGTCACAGGACAAGGAATCATAAAGGTTGGGTTCAAGGTAAATTCATGTTGACCATATCGGAAGAAGAAATTAACGCTGCTGCTCCGAAAATTCTTGAACAAAAGCTTACTAAAAAGTTAAGGGAAGTGTTCGGATGATAAACAAAATTGTTGATGCAATAAGCGTTTCTCTTAATGAAGCTTTTGGGGATGATTATGAAATTTATACGGAAAGCGTTGAACAAGGTTTACAGGAGCCTTGTTTTTCTATTTCGTGCTTGAATCCAACCAACAACCTGTTTAGGAACAAGAAGTATTTTAGAACAAACCTGTTCTGCATTCAGTATTTTCCAAAATCAATTGAACCGAAAGCTGAATGTAATGCCGTTCTGGAACGGTTATATGATTGCCTGGAACTGATAACGATTGTGGAGAATGAAACCACAAGTAGCCTGACACGGGGAACAAGGATGAAGGGCGAAGTTGTTAACGGTGTTTTGAGCTTTTTTGTGAATTATAATATGTTCGTTTACAAGGTTGAAGTTCCTGCCGATGAAATGGAAAGCTTGGAAGTGAAATCTGACATTAGGGGATGATGAATTTGACGGTCAAAGGGAAATCCGAACATACGGAAAATGTTGAACCAATTGAACCAGTTAAATCAGTTATAACTTTCCCCAAGGAAAAAATTCTATCTGCTAAAATTTATGCCGATAGGAAAGACCTTCTTGGCGTATTGCTGGAAGACGGGGAAACTTATTCGTTTGACCAGGTTGACGGTTTGATAACAAACTATTTGAAAAGAAAGGTGAATTAATATGGCATTGGGTGGTGGAACGTTCGTAACTCAAAACAAAGTTTTACCTGGCTCTTATATCAATTTCATATCTTTGGCTAAGGCTTCCGCTTCGCTGTCTGACAGGGGAATTGCAACAATGCCTTTGGAACTTGATTGGGGAACAGAAAATGAAGTGTTTGAAGTAACCAAGGAAGACTTTCAGAAGAATTCGTTGAAACTCTTTGGTTATGATTACACGCATGAGAAATTGAAAGGTCTTCGTGACTTGTTCCGAAACATCAAAACACTGTATGCCTACCGATTGACCAGCGGTGGAGTGAAGGCAACAAACGATTTCGCTACTGCAAAATTTGGTGGTATTCGTGGTAACGATTTGAAAATTGTTATTCAAGCGAATGTTGATGTTCCTGCTGATTTTGATGTGAAGACAGTAGTTGACACAACCATTGTCGATGAACAAACGGTTTCCGCTGCAACTGAATTGATTGACAATGATTTTGTCATATTTAAGACGGGGGCAACGCTTGCGGTTACAGCGGCAACGCCATTAGCTGGCGGTACGAATGGCACAGTCAACGGTTCAGCACATCAAGCCTATTTGGACAAGATTGAATCTTATAGCTTTAACGCTCTTGGTGTTGTTGCAACCGATAATACGACAAAAGGATTGTATGTCAATTTCACCAATCGCCTTCGTGAAGATGTTGGTCAAAAGTTTCAGACAGTTCTTCACAACCAAGCGGCTGACTATGAAGGTGTGGTCAACTTGAAGAACAATGCAACGGAAGATACCGCTGCACTCGTTTATTGGGTTACTGGAATCATTGCAGGATGTGAAATCAACAAATCCAATCTTAATCGGGTATACGATGGCGAATATACGGTTGAAGCTGATTACACGCAATCACAGCTTATTGCCGCCATCAAAGCAGGTGAATTTGTTCTTCATAAAGTTGGTTCTGATGTTCGGGTGCTGGAAGATATTAATTCCCTGGTCACAACATCAGAAACCAAGGGTGATATTTTCAAGGAAAATCAAACAGTACGTGTTGTAGACCAAATCGCCAATGACATTGCAGTTTTGTTCAATACAAAGTATTTGGGCAGAATTCCGAACGATGCGGCAGGAAGAATTTCGCTTTGGTCGGATATTGTTAAACATCACGAAAGCTTGCAGAGCATCAGAGCCATTGAAAACTTTAGTGATTCTGACCTGGTTATTGAGCAGGGCGAAAGCAAGAAAGCTGTTGTTGTCCAGGACACTGTTACGGTAATCAATACTATGGCGCAACTGTATATGACAGTTGTTATGAACTAAAGGGGTGAATTAGGGTGAACAACGTGACAATGAAAGCAAGAGATACTATTTCAGCGAAATTGGCTGATTGCTTTGTTACCATCAACGGCAATCGTTACAACTTCATGCAAATGATTGATTTTGAAGCCAAGGTTGATAAAACGAAAACCAAGGTTCCAATCCTGGGAAGAATCATGGAAGGTAACAAAACGGTTGGTCTTGCTGGTAGTTTTTCGGGTACAGCGCATTACAATCAGTCCATTTTTAGACAGGCGCTTCTTGATTACAAGAACACCGGAATTGATACGTACTTTGAAATTCAAATTACAAACGAAGACCCTGAATCAGCGGCAGGAAGACAGACGTTTGTCTTCATGGATTGCAATACAGACGGCGGTGTTCTTGCGAAATTTGACGCTGATGGTGAATATTTGGATGAAGAAATTGAAGGTACGTTTGAAGATTTCAAAATGCCTGAAGGATTCAATATTCTGAACGGTATGCAGTAAAATCCCAAGAAATTAATCTTGGGATTTATTTAATTCAAAATCGAAAGGAAGTTATATAAATGTCGAACCTGAACCAATTTTTCAAGAAGAATAAGAAGCAAAAAGAGAATGTTCAGTTTGCAGCTACCAGTTCCCTTCTGGACGAAAGCGGCAAGCCGTTGGAATGGACAATTAAGCCATTGACCACGAAGGAAAGCGAAGACATTCGGGATGCTTGCACCATTGAAGTTCCTGTCAAGGGAAAGCCTAATATGTTCCGTCCAAAAATGAATGTCAGCCAGTATCTTTCTAAGATGATGGTTGCATCTATCGTTGAACCGAACTTATACAGTGCTGAACTGCAAGATAGCTATGGTGTAAAAACACCTGAAGACTTGCTGAAGGAAATGATTGATGACCCAGGTGAATATAACGCATTTGTTGCCTTTGTTCAGAACTTGAACGGCTTTAACAAATCCCTTGAAGATATGGTGGATGAAGCAAAAAACTAATCAACGAAGGCGATAGTGACGCAAATATAGCTTACTATTGCCTTCACAAGTTGCACATGCTTCCAAGTCAATATATTAATTTGGACAAAGAAGAAAAGGCGTTCGTGATTGCGTCCATACAAATCAAACTGGAAAACGATAAGAAGAAGCAAAAAGAAATAGAAAGCAAAGCTAAGCGAAAATAATCTTAGCTTTGCTTTTTTTTTGCAAGGAAGGTGAAAAGAATGCCAGGGATAAGAACCCAAATTGAATTGTATGATGTCATATCCGCACCATTAGCAGCAATCACGAATGCCTTGAACATAACCATTAGTGCATTTGAAAACATGCAGACGGTTGCAAATAATAGCTTTGACGCTACAAACTTTACTGGTGCAAGAGAACAAATTAATGAAGCTGCTATGGCAGTTACGAAAATGGAAGAAGCGTTAAGTAGCTTGGCTGGTAAAACCGTTGATGTTCCAGATGCGCCAGCACCAATGCCAACTAATATGCAATGGCAATCGGATAATGTGAATGTATTTGCAAATAGTGGAATTGAACGCTTTCAGCAAGAGGTTCAATCTACAAATAATATGTTGAACACATTAAGTGATACGCAGAATCAGATTGTTCAACGTGCGGCAAGTGCGAATGTCTTTTCTGACAACACGATTAATGATTTAAGCGGTATGAATGATAGAATTCAAAGGATTAGAACACAGGTTGAACAAATTGAAAGTAATCCTATGAACCTTGGAACTGATATAGCGAATGCTGAACTTGAACGATTGCGAATGCAGTTGAATCAAGCTGTTGGGCAACAGGAAGACATGAACCAGGCACTACAGCGAATGGACGTTAACGGGGCAAACCAGGCTTATTTGCGGCTGTCACAAACCATAAGCGGAACTGAACGATACATCAGGGATAACGTTGACGCACAAGGTCAGTTCAATCAAAAGGTTGAGGAAGGAACATCTGCTGCTAATGGTCTGCAAAGTAAAGTAATTGGTTTGGTTGCAGCTTATGCTACACTTCAATCTGTGACCAAGACATTGAACATATCAGACCAAATGAGCCAAACAACTGCACGGCTTAACCTTATGAATGACGGGCTACAAACAACAGAGCAGCTACAAGACATGATATTCTTGTCTGCTGAACGCTCACGGGCTTCCTATGCTGATACAGCAGACATTGTTGCCAAGCTTGGACAAAGAGCAGGTGAAGCGTTCAGTTCTAACGTCGAAACCATTGCTTTTGCTGAAAACTTGAACAAGATGTTCGTTATTGCTGGTGCATCACAAATGGAAATGGCTTCTGCTTCACTGCAATTGACCCAGGCTTTAGGTTCGGGCGTTTTACGTGGTGAAGAATTGAATGCAGTATTTGAAGCTGCTCCTAACGTCATTCAGACCATTGCTGATTATCTTGATGTTCCCATTGGGAAGATTAGAGAAATGGCTTCTGACGGTCAAATTACGGCTGAAATCGTTAAGAATGCGCTGTTGTCGGCAACAGATGAAGTAAACAAGCAGTTTGAAAGTATGCCGATGACATTTGAACAAATCTGGAATTCAATCGGGAACAATGCACTGATGGCATTTGAACCTGTTCTTTCAAGGCTGAGTGAAATTGCCAACAGTGATAATTTCCAAGTCATGGTTGCAGGAATAACAAATTCGCTTGTTTTCATTTCGGGACTGGTTCTTGAAATCTTCAACCTGATTGCAACTGTCAGTTCATTTATGGTTGACAATTGGTCACTTCTTGAACCTATTATTTGGGGCGTTGGCGCTGCTCTTGCTCTGTATACCCTTGCGCTGATGACCTATAACGGAATACAGGCGGTAACGAACATGCTTCAAGGTATAGCAGCTTTAAGGGCGAGCGTTCAGGCTGCTGCTTTAATGATGCAAACGGGCGCTACCTTCGCTGCTACTGCCGCGCAACATGGCTTCAATGCGGCATTGCTTGCTTCCCCTATTACTTGGATTGTGTTAGGGATTATTGCAATAATCGCAGCAATTTATTTGGCTGTTGCAGCATTTAACAAGTTTGCTGGAACTTCGGTAAGCGCGACAGGAATTATATTCGGTGCATTTACCGTTTTGGGTGCTTTCCTTTGGAATCTGTTCTTGGGCTTGCTTGACTTGGTGCTTGGAGTTATAAATGCATTAATAAACCCTTTTATCAAGATTGCAAATTTCATTGGTAACGTCTTTACAAGTCCAGTGTCATCAATCATCTACTTATTTCAAGGAATGGCTGACGGTGTACTTGCTACCCTCGAAAAGATTGCATCGGCTATGGATTTTATTTTTGGTTCAAACATGGCCGATACAGTGGCAGGTTGGAGAGTAGGACTAAAGGATTTAGCGGATGAAGCAGTTAAGGAATATGCGCCTGATGAAAATTATCAAAATGTAATTGACGAACTTGATTTGAGTGCTGAAAGTCTTGGGTTAGAACGATGGGATTACGGTGATGCATGGGATGTTGGCTATTCGGCTGGTGAAGGTGTAGAAGACAGCATTAAAAACTTTGACCCTTCAAGTTTGTTCGGTGGTGGAAGTATACCTGACCCTAGTGAATATGCATCTTCGTATGACGCTTCTTCTGTTCCAGCAAACGTTGCTGATACCGCTGAAAACACTGGAAAAATCAAAGATTCCGTTGACATTTCACAGGAAGATTTGAAATACATGCGTGACCTTGCTGAAATGGAAGTGGTTAATAGATTTACGACAGCAGAAATCAGGGTTGATATGACAAATAACAACAATGTAAGTAGCAACATGGATTTAGATGGGGTAATTGATTATTTGGGTGAAGGAATCAATGTGGCAATGGAAAAGATTGCAACGGAAGGGGTGCATTCGTAATGGCGTATTATTTCTATTTGGATAAAGTGTTGTTACCAATTGCACCTTCTAAGTTGCAATTGAAAGTTAACAATCAAAACAAGACATTGACCTTAATAAACGATGGTGAAATCAATATTTTGAAGAAACCCAAGTTAACAGATGTTGATTTTGATGCTATGATACCGCAAGTTCAATATCCATTTGCTTTGTACAAAGATGGATTTCAAAACGCTTCTTACTATCTGAAGAAACTGGAAGAATTGAAAGTAAGCCAAGCGCCTTTTCAATTCATCGTGACCAGAACGCTTCCTGATGACACTATGCTTTTTGACACGAACATGAAAGTATCATTGGAAGATTACAAAGTAAAGGAAGACAAAAAGGATGGGTTTGATCTAGTTGTTTCAATCAGTTTGAAGCAGTATAGGGATTTTGGAACAAAGAAAGCGAATATAAGCGTTGAAAATGACAAAGCCAAAGTCACCATAAGCAGCGCAAGACCAACAGAAGATTCACCTGCTCCTAAAGGAACATCTAAGACATATAAAGTCGTTAAGGGTGATACCCTTTGGGCTATTGCTAAAAAGTTTTATGGGAACGGCAATGACTATCCTAAAATCTTTAACGCCAACAAAGACAAAGTAAAGAATGCAAATGCAATTTATCCTGGTCAAGTGCTAATCATACCCGTGTAGTAAGGTGGTGAATGAATTGGAAATTGAACTTTTAATTCAAAATGGTAATGACAGTTTCATTCCTGCACTGGAAGAAGGATTAACCTGGTCAACTAGCAGGATTGATAATCCTGGAGAATTATCCTTTAGCGTTGTCAAAGACGGTTTATTGAATTTTGTTGAAGGGAATCCAGTAAGGTTAAAGGTTAACGGGCAAAACGTATTCTATGGGTTTGTTTTCTCTAAGAAGCGTGATAAATCCAATATCATCAAAGTAACGGCATTTGACCAAATGCGATATTTGAAAAATAAGGACGCATATGTTTACACCAACAAAACAGCCAGTGAGTTAATCAAGATGATTGCTTCTGATTTCAATTTACAAACAGGATTAATTCAAAACACTGAATTCAAAATTGCTTCCAGGGTGGAAGACAATGTTTCATTGCTGGAAATGATTCAAAATGCACTGAACATCACATTGGAGAACAAAAAAGAAATGTATGTTCTTTATGATGATTTCGGAAAACTGACTTTGAAAAGCATTCAATCTATGCGAATTGATTTATTAATAGATGAAGAAACAGGCGAGAACTACAGTTACACTTCTTCCATTGATTCGGGAACATTCAATAAAATCAAATTGATTTATGACAATGAGGAATCAGGAAAACGAGAAGTTTACATTGCCCAAGATTCAAGGAACATGAATACTTGGGGTGTTTTACAGTATTTCGATACCATTCAAAAAGGTGAGAACGGCAAAGCAAAAGCTGATGCGCTTTTGTCTCTTTATAATAAAAAGACAAGGAACTTAACTATTCAGAATGTGATTGGTGATTTAAGGGTAAGAGCAGGAAGCATGATTGCCGTGCAGCTTAATTTGGGTGATGTTAGTTTGAAAAATCTGATGCTTGTTGAAAAATGCAAGCACAAATTCAATTTGGATGAACATTTGATGGACTTAACTTTGCGTGGGGGTGAATTCGTTGCATGATTTTAGTGATATTGTTATTTTGATGCGCAAGGCAGCACTAGAAGCAATGAATGCATCGAAACCCATGTCTGTTATTTATGGTAAGGTCATCAGTGCTTCACCTTTGAAAATAAATGTTGAACAGAAATTAACACTCACTTCAGCGCAGCTTGTATTGACCAGGAATGTAACTGATTATGAAGTTGAAATGACAGTTGACCACTTAACTGAAGATAGAAGCGGTGGAAGCGGCGAAGCTTCTTTTGCGTCCCATAATCATGAATATAAGGGTAAGAAGAAATTCAAAGTTCACAATGGGTTGGTTGTAGGGGATGAAGTCATAATGCTTCAGGTTCCAGGTGGTCAAAAATTCATTGTGTTTGATAAGTTGGTGAAATCATGATTCCCCAAAGCAGCTTTCCAGAAGATTTTGAAATTGAAGAACAACCAAGTCGAAATTATAAAATGAACCTGGAAAAAAAGTTTATCAATGGTCATACGGATGAACTTGAAGCCATGAAACAAGTCATCTATAAAATTCTTAATACAGAACGATATGAATATGTCATATACTCCTGGAATTACGGAATTGAATTAACTGATTTGTATGGTGAACCAGTAACGTATGTATGTCCTGAAATAGAACGAAGGATTACGGAAGCATTGACGCAAGATTCACGAATCATAAGCGTTGATGCTTTTTCATTTGATTTGTCTGAAAAAAGGAAAGTGCATGTCACATTCATTGCGAATACGATTTTTGGCAATGTCGAATTGGAAAGGACGGTGAATATTTAATGTACGAAAACATCACGTATGACATGCTTGTTCAGCGAATGCTCAATCGAATCCCAAATCAATTTGATAAGCGTGAAGGTTCAATTATTTATGATGCAATCGCTCCTGCCGCTGTTGAACTTCAAAACATGTATATTGAATTTGATATTATCCTTCAAGAAACATTCGGGGATACGGCTTCAAGGGAATATCTCATCAGAAGGGCAAAGGAAAGAGGGTTAACGCCGTATCCTTCGACCTATGCGCTGCTGAAAGGTGAATTTACACCATCCAATTTGAATATTTCGATTGGTTCAAGGTTTAGTTTGAACGAGTTGAACTATTACGTAAAAACCAAGATTGCAGATGGTGTTTATCAAATGGAATGTGAAACGCTGGGGGTTCAAGGGAATCAATACTTTGGAGATTTGATTCCCATTGAATACATTGATGGATTACAAACTGCTCAATTGACTGAACTGCTGGTTCCAGGTGAAGACGAAGAAGAAACTGAAGCTTTAAGGGAAAGGTACTTTTCAAGTTTTGAAACAAAGCCTTATGGTGGTAACCGAAAGGATTACATTGAAAAAACGAATGCCATTCCTGGCGTTGGCGCTACTAAAGTAACACCGCTATGGAATGGCGGTGGAACTGTCAAGCTGACAATTCTGAATTCAGAATTTAACAAAGCAAGTCCAACTTTGATTGACAACGTACAACAAGAAATTGACCCAACGAAGGACGGTCAAGGGTTGGGGATTGCACCTATTGGTCATATCGTTACTGTTGATACTGTAATAGAAATTGAAATTAATATTTCAACAATCATAACCTTTGACGATGGTTATTCCTTCATTGGGTTAAGAAGTCAAATTGAAGCTGTCATTGAAGAATACCTTCTCGAATTAAGAAAAACCTGGGCAAGTCAAGATAACCTGATTGTTAGAATTGCACAGATTGAAACTAGGATTTTGAACATTCAGGGTGTCATTGACATTACAGATACAAAAATAAATGGTTCTTCAGCGAACTTCATGTTATCAGCATATGAAATTCCAATCATGGGAAGTGTATCGGGATGATTAGAGAAATTGACCTAATAAGTTACCTTCCTTTGTTTGTTCAAGAGTTCAGAGAAATTCAACAAATAATGAGCGCCGAAAATCCTGAATTCCAACTGATTGCTGATGAAAGCGAAAAGATAAAAAACAATCAATTTATTGAAACAAGTGATTTAGTCGGAATCAGGCGATTTGAAAAAATGTTGAACATCGTGCCAGCACCAGATGACACGATTGAATCACGAAGGTCAAGAGTCTTGGCAAGATGGAATGAAGTTGTTCCGTATACGTACAGGGCATTGGTTCAGAAATTAATTCAGTTGTGTGATGGTAACTTCACTATTACTCCTAATTTCAATGAATATGAAATGGAAATCATCACGCACCTTGAACTGTCTGGTCAAGTGGATGAATTGCAATATTTAATTGGATACATGATACCAATGAACATTGCAGTTACATCTAAAAATGATATTCACTGTAATAGCACAGGGCATTTCAGTCTTCCCGCTGGAATGTCTTTTTGCACTATGGTTGAACTTTCAGATGCATATCGTGACAACTTCAACTTGGAAGGACATTTATATACTACTGGCGCACCAATAGGAACCGTTCAAGTTTCAATTTCAGATAACTTTAACGAACAAGTTGAAATAAGTGGTACAAACCGATTGGCTTCTAATGCGTCTGTCGCAGAGATAATAACAATAAATTAAAAGGTGGAACGTTCAATGGCTGAATTTAAAAAATTAGTAATAACAACGAAAGGTCAAGCGCTGATGGCAAAATTAATGAGCGGCGCGGCTACCGCTCAATTTACCAAAATCAGCGTATCAGAAACAGCGTACACGGATGCACAACTTGAAGGTTTGACTTCTCTTTCAGGAATTAAGCAAAGCACACCAATCAGCAAAATAATTAGAACTAATAATGTTGCTGTTCAGGTTGAAGGTGCATTGACCAATACAGAGTTGGCGGCTGGCTATTACATGCGAACCATCGGACTTTTTGCAATTGACCCTGATGACGGTGAAATTCTTTATGCCGTAACCAACGCAAGTCAAGCTGGTTACATGCCGCCATACAATGGGATTACTGTTTCAGGTGCTTTTTTCAAGCTTGTCACAACGGTTTCAAATGCATCCAATGTAACACTTGAAGTTGACCCTGCTGCTGTTGCAACAATCGGTGATGTTCAGGACTTACAAAAGCAAATATCTGATTTACAAGCTTATATTGGTTATACGGACGATGATATTTTTGGAGTTGAAGCAGATTTCACGAACAGAAAGTTCACAAGGCTTGCGGGTTCGGTTAATAGGACGCCTGGCGCTTCATTCAACACAGTCAATGCATTTGGTGGTAGAAGACGGTGTATAGTAACTGATGATGGTAAAGTATTGGCTTATTACGGTGAGCCTGGATATGTTGAAAATGGAGCGCTAACGCAAGCTATTACTATTGGAGAAGAAACGTATCCTGTCGGAACAGCAGTTCAAGTAATGGTTGAACAACCAAAATTCTATTACAAAGTGGTTCCCTTGAAACTTGATAAGATTGAAAACGGCAAAGGTTATCATTTGAGGAAAGCAAGATACTATGTATCTGATACAAAGAAGGCTGGTTTCAAACTACATCCTGCTTTTATTCATGCCCAAAATGAAAAGGATTATATTTATCTCGCTGCATATGAAGGTTCAATATATGACGTTTCGGAATCCACTTATATTTTAGATGATGCTCAAGTTTTAGAAACAGGTAGCGCTGGGGACAAATTTTCTTCAATCGCCAATGCTAAACCTGCAAGTGGATTAACTCAAAATCTCAATAGAGAAGCTGTAACAGGTTTAGCTTTGCGGCGTGGTGTTCCTGGTTGGTATCAATCGTTGCCTACTACTGTAGCAGCATCCCAATTACTATTTATGATTGAATATGCTTCTTTCAATTCACAATCATCAATAGGCATGGGGGCAGTATCTAAAACTGATGATGGAACAACTTCGATGACCGAAGTCACTGGTGCAACTTCAAGTCTTGGAAATGCATCTGGTTCCGTCACAAATGGAAATGGCATTAACATTGTGTCATATCGTGGGGAAGAAAATCTTTGGGGGAATATCTGGACATGGGTAATGGATTGCTACATTACAGGGAACGGTCAACATGACTTATTTATAACTGACCGTTGGGAACGCACAGCGATTTATAGGTTAACGGGAATTACATTGGCAAAAACGAATGGATATGTTTCGGCGTTTGGTTATCAAGAAAACTATGATTGGCTGTTTGTTACAAGTGAAACCCTTGGTAATTCAACTTTACCAGTAGGCGATTACTTCTATCAGAATAATACTTATAACGGACAATTAGCCGCTCTGTTGGGCGGTCAGTGGAATGACGGTGCTACTGCTGGTGCTTTCTGTTGGCATGTGAATGCTGCGGCTTCGTATCGTGATCGTGGTATCGGCGGTCGCCTGGTGTATGTGCCAGGTATAACGAATTAATTAGTTCGGGCAATCTATGTTGCTGATTATTTCGACAAAGCAATTGAGTTTAACCACTCTATTAGGCAGTCAATGGAATAACAGTGCTAATACTGGTACTTTCTATTGGAATGTGAATAATACGGCTTCTAATCGTAATCGTAATATCAGCAGTCGCCTAGTAAATGCATGGAATGCGAAATATAGATTGCCCTGCCGCTTGGCAAAATATACAAATTCATTGAACTGTATTGGTAAACTTGAAAGTTAACTTTCAAGGTTGAAGATTCAGTTTGAAACGTGCATACAGAAAGGATATTCATAAATGAAAAGATATGGTCACTTGTATCAAAAAATTTATGACATGGAAAACCTGAAGCTTGCACATAAAAATGCCCGAAAGGGTAAGGGTTGGTATCGTGAAGTAAAAATGATTGATGAAAATCCTGATTACTACCTGGAATTACTTCAAAGAATGCTAATTGACAAGACATATAAAACATCAGAGTATGATTCATTTATTAAGAACGATAACGGAAAGGAACGTGAAATATTCAAGCTTCCTTATTTTCCTGACCGAATATGTCAATGGGCAATATTGCAAGTGATTGAACCCTTCCTTATCAACAACTTCACTACAGACACATATTCAGCGATTCCAAATAGGGGAATTCATCAAGCATATTACAAGCTGAAAAAAGCAATACACAGTGATGTTGTTGGTTCACAATACTGCCTGAAACTTGATGTGAAAAAGTTCTACCCTTCAATAGACCATGATATTTTGAAACAAAAGTATAGAAGGGTTTTCAAAGACCCTGACCTTATTTGGCTGCTGGACGAAATAATTGATTCAACACCTGAAGGTACTGGAATTCCAATCGGCAATTACCTATCACAATATAGCGGTAATTTCTATCTTTCAAGCTTTGACCATTGGATAAAAGAAGTAAAGAATATCAAGCACTATTTCCGCTATATGGATGACATTGTTATCCTGGGCAGCAATAAACGAGAACTTCACCTGTTGAGAAAAGAAATTGAATTATATCTTAGAAATGAACTGAAATTGAAAGTCAAAGAAAATTGGCAGGTGTTCCCGACATTCGTAAGGGGAATTGATTTTGTTGGGTACAGGGTATTTTTGAATTATTCGTTATTGCGGAAATCAACGTGCAAACAATTCAAAGTGAAAATGAGAGCAATAAACCGCAAGACCAAAAGAGGGATAGAAATGAATTATTCCGAATGGTGTTCCATCAATTCATATAAAGGTTGGCTGATGCATTGCGACAGTTTCAGATTGGCTAAGAAATACATTGAACCAATTCAACAAGCTTCAGAATGTTATTACATCAAGAACATTAAGAGAAAGGTTGGTTGATATTCATGATTGAACATGGAAAAGTCAAAAGTACAATTGAACCTGAACCGATTACTGTTGATGAACATAGCGTTTGGGTGTGTTCCAACATTGTGCCAGTTGAAGAAATAAGCGGCGAAGATACATTTAGTGGTTTTGAATATGACATGGTGCAGTACAGTAAAGACGAATACATCAAGATTATTAATGACAAGAATCAAAGCTTAGAAGCGCAATTGACAGATGTACAACTTGCTTTAGTTGAAATTTATGAAGGGATGATGTAATTATGGCGAAAGTGTACGCTGACCTAATCCGAAAAGGATTGAAAACAATTGAACAAGTACCAAGTCAATTGCAGGATGCGGTTCAATCCATCCTGGATGACCGTGCTTAACATATTCTTATTTCTCTTTGGAAAGGCGGTGAAAAGGGAAATGGCGATTATATATGCAACCTTAATTGTTAAGGGAAAGAAGTCGTATGTTGAAGTTCCTGAAAAAATTAAGAGCCAAGTCAAACAAGTTTTAATTGACTTGGAGTGTGAAGACCTGATTGAAGAATAATCGAAATATAACAAAAGCCTAGATGATTTTTCGTCTAGGCTTTTGCTATGGAATTTATGGGGTGAACCGATGACGATTGAAGTTGCTATCTTAATTTCAGGAATTTCTTTGGCTTTTGCCATTTATCAAGGCATTACGAACATGAAGCGAAATGCAAAAACGGACATAAAAAATGATGCTTCGCAGCTTACAACTGTGATTGTCAAACTTGAAAACATTGGGAACGGAATAACTGAAATCAAATCTGAAATGACCAACGTGAAGAACGACATAAAGGAAAGCCGTGAACGAATCATTAAGGTTGAAGAATCAGCGAAGCAAGCACATAAGCGGCTGGATTCTTTTGAAAAAATCCAAGCACGAATTAATTGAAGGGTGGAAATGAAAAATGAATGATTTTTTGAAAAAGGTAACGAAGCTAATTGATGTGAAAAGTATTATCTCCATCATTGCAGCCGTCATATTTGCTATTTTAGCGGTGCGCGGCGAACTTGGGATTGATAACACTATGATTCTGCTTACACTGGTCTTTCAGTCGTTTTTTAGCTACCAGAACGGTAAGAAGAAAGATGGGGAAGGTGAAGAATAATGACAAATAAAGAGTTTATTTCAAAGCTGCAAACTGTACTTAATAATTATAAAACAGTTTATATGTGGGGTGTTTTTGGTTCACCAGTTACAGAATCAATTGTTTTCGCTAAAGCAAAGCAATACCCTTCTTGGTACACAGCACAAAAACAAGCATCCCTTAGAAAACTTATTGGGCAAGGTTATTTTGCCTTTGACTGCGTGAACTTAATCAAGGGCATCCTTTGGGGCTGGAACGGTGATGCTTCAAAAACAAATGGTGGTGCAATATATACGTCAAATGGTGTTCCTGATATTTCTGCAAATGGGATGTTGACCAAATTGACAAACGTCAGCACTGACTTTTCAAAGATTGAAGTTGGCGAAGCTGTTTGGATGGACGGTCATATTGGTGTTTACATCGGAAACGGAAAGGTTATTGAATGTACTCCTGCATGGAAGAACTGCGTTCAGTTGACTGCTTGCTTGAACATTGGAAGTATTAGTGGTTTGAATGGTAGAAGGTGGACAAAGCATGGAAAACTTCCATATTTGAAATACGAAACGGATAAACCAATAGAATCTAAACTATCTGAATGGGCAAAGCCTGGCTATGATTTTGTAACTCAAAACGACATTTCGGACGGTACAAGACCCAAAGACCCTGTGACCAGGGAAGAAGTTTGGTCTATGTTACAAAGGTACAGCGTGATACAAAAATGA